CTACGAAGAAGCTATCAGTCAGTTGCGAGAGAACGCAGCAGCTACGATGACAAAGACTGCTACTACGATCATGGGTGAAGACTATTGCATCTCACTCAATGCCAACAGACCTGCAATGCGTGTAGACACTGATGAACTACGTACAGAGCTAGTCCGCATGGGTGTCAAAGTTGATTTGATTGACAAAGCAATCAAGCGTGTCACCAAGAAAGCTACACCAGCACTCATCATGAATGCGGCACCTCTTACAGTGGAATAAGCCAAATGCCTGACGACAAGAACAACGTCGTCAAACTTCGCCAACCTACTGCCAAAAGCAGTAGCGTTGGCGGAAGTGTTGATGAAGCTATCAGCCCAAAGTCATTCCTTAACATGACACAAGTCGAGCAGGACATGTTCCTGCAGCAGCTACGCGAGAGAAGGATGCGCGTAGTTGAAGTGTTGAAGCAAGCTGCAATAGCTAGACAACAAGCTAGTAGTGTAGCATCTGCAATAAAGCTAGAGCGAAAGGCTGAGACAGTACAACGTCTTCTCGATAGAGCTACTAAAGCTCTCGATAAGTTAGAAGAAGCCGTGCACGGTCTACGTGCACTCACACTGCAACACACAGACACAGACATTACAAAGGTATAACTCCTATGCCAACTTATGTGCAGAGAGCTAGAGATGTGCGCTTCTTGATTAAAGAACACGGAGTAGAACGCGGCTTGATTAAAGCTGTCGAGCGTTTGAGTGAAGACAACGAGATGATGCGTCAAGAGCTAGCTGAGTTCGCTCGCACCATCAACACAATGTCTAACATCGTCGCTGACATTGCAACAGTTGGTGCTAAGTTGAAGAATGACTTTGAACTAGTGCGTAAGAAATTCCACCCTGACAATGAGGACATACAATGAGTGAGTTCAAACGCTACACACGCAGGGCATACGCCGAACTGCGTCCATACATCGTCGGTGAAGATGTATCTGACATTAGCATCTCCGTGTTTGATAAGAAACACGGTAGCCCACAAGCAGGTGACTACATCGCTCGCAACCCACAAAACCACAGCGACCAGTGGCTAGTGAGTGCTGCATACTTCGCTGCCAACCACTTTGAGGTAGTACAATGAAAGCATTCACAATGTATCGGCGCGACATGTCTAACGCTCCGCATACTGCTGAACAGAAGAACGATCCAGACAAGCCGCAGTTCCAAGGTGTAGTCTTTGATGACGGAACAGTTGCTATCCGTTGGATGACAGCTAAGTGCAGCACTGCTGTGTGGCAGTGTATGGACGATATGTTAGCAATTCACGGCCATCCTGAGTACGGCAGTGAACTAGCATGGCATGATGTAATTGAGGGCAAAGCGGCTTCGCTCGCCGGGGAGAGTAGTGATGCTGATTAAACCTACTACCGATAAGACCTTGCCTTGGGTTGATTACTCTACATTGTCTGCAGTCAATACGTGCCCTCGATGGGGGCTGATAACCAACTGGCACGGTAAGCACTTGCCTAGTGGTGTCGAGCGTGTACTCCCGTTAGAGGCAGGTAGAGCTATGCACGATGTGTTTGCATGCGCTCGCTTGTTTGACCTTCTAACTGCTAAGCCTGACCTATCTATCCCTATCATCTTGTATGCTGAGCGTCTACTCAATACACCTCAAGAACCTAATCGTTGGCAGCAAGCAATGCGCTACTTCTACACAGGTGAAGATGCTGAAACGCGTTGCATGCAGATGGCTCTCAGCTTACTTGAAACAAGCGGCTACCACGACGATCCACGTGACACGCGTCGTACACAGGCTAACTTGGAGAGCGCTGCTATCGCATACATACAGCGCTATCCACTTGGCCGCTTCATTCCTATCTGCAATGACAACGCAACACACATAGGCGTTGAAGTCCCATTCGACGTAACATTGTGCACTGACGACAGTAAGCCCATCATACGCCTCATTGGTCGTGTAGATGCTGTATGCTTGGACACATTAGCACCTAGCAACCTAACTCCTGCAGTACACGAAAATAAAACTGGCTCACGTATAGACACCGTATGGAGTAGTAGCTTCGACACCTCACACCAAGTGACAGGCTATTGCATTGCCATGTCTACAGTACTCGGCCTACCAATCCATGATGTGACCATGTGGGGCTTGCAGATACCAGTGCCAAAGGCTAGCAGCTACACTGACGGGATAATGCGCTATCCAACTAGCCGCGACGGTGCATCATTCTTTGAGTGGTTCATATGGGTAGAACACACGCTTGAGATGATAGATCGCTATGAAGCCGATCCTACTAACGCACCGATGTACACTCACTCATGTAGCCGTTACTTCCGTAGCTGCTCACTAATCCCGCTGTGTACAGAGACACGTGAGCGGCGTAAGCACATCTTCGACAATGAGATGGTAACAGAACGGTGGTCGCCGTTAGAACAAGACAACCTGCTATAGCTGCAACTTGCATGTGTTCCTACATGTGCTATACTATGTGAAGAATAGGGAGACAGAAGTGGAACTAAAGATAGAACATCCAACTGACACCGTTGCACGCTTCTCTTGCATCCTATGGGGTGACAGCGGTAGTGGTAAGACAACACTCGCAGCAACAGCCCCCGGTCGCAAACTCTTTCTCATGCTAGACCCTGATGGTGACATGAGTATTCGCAACATGCCCGACTGGCATCGTATCAATCTCTCTAAAGAAAGCAGCGTCGATATTGTCAAGGAAGGTATGAAGCCTGACCCGTATACATTGTATACGCTCTTGGCTGACTTTGACACCTTGATAGTCGATAGCCTTACCAAGTTCAGCGAACACGCCCTTCAGTACGCCGTACGTGTCGCTCCTAAGTCTAGCATCGAGCAACCCGGCCTCAATGGGTATGGTCTGCGTAATATCTGCGTGTCTTCTCTTATCTCCAACGTACTCCGTATCACAGGTGCACTTAACAAGCACGTGATCTTCATTACGCACGAGAAGGACGCTGATCGTAATAACGACGGTGCAATCATCAGCGTCGGGATGCTGCTCGGTGGACAACTGCCGAACATCACGAGTAAGGACATAAGCGAGGTGTGGAACCTTCGTGACCATGCTGGCAAACGCTACATTGCTATACGTCCAGAACGCTTCCGCTCACCGATGAAAAGTCGTATGTTCGACATGACTGCAGCGACCAACTTCGAGTGGAAGTACAACTCCAACAACCAAACAGGGCCAGGTATAGCTACGTGGTGGAGTGCGTTCGTAGATGGTGGACACAAGAAGCTCTCCATTCCTAAGTAAGACCTACTAGCCCTAGTTATTCCGAATACACACTGAGCTAACCGTAGCGGCTTGTTAGCTCTACTATAGTGTGTATAACTACAAGTGCCGCTGTAACGAAAGGAGGCCCAACATGGGCTTGTTAACTTTTAGTCAGTCTATAGCAGACGCCGAAGCTCCCCCGCAACTTCCTGCTGGTGAGTACAAAGCAGTCTGCACTGCTGCTCAAGACAAGGTTGCTGCATCATCTGGTAATCCTATGCTGACACTGACACTGCAAGTTCCTAGCAGCGAGTTCCCTGCTGACTTCGATCCCGGTGACGGTGTTGATGCACTCACGTTCACACTCAATGTTGTGTCGCGTGACATACCGGCTGACCGCTGGCGTATGAAGAATACCTGTAAGGCATTCGGTGTACCCATGTCTAGCAGCATCGACCCTAACGACTTCGTTGGTCGTGAGGCACGTGCACGTATCCGCATGGGGCAGGACTTGGAGAAAAACCCGCGTGCGGAAGTCGGACAGGTGTTGCCTCTCTAACTCCTGTGTGCTACCACACTATAGCTAGGTGGCAATAACGCCACCTAGCACTTTCCTGTAACTCTTGCAAGAGGTATTTGCATCATGGCAACAATGCCACGCCCCGCAGGGGCAAAGAAGCCTGTTAACCGTGCACCTCAGAAGCGCACATTCCACTTCTTCATCAAGGTTGTTGACGAGAGTGGCAACCCTATTCAGGGTGCGAAGCTGAAAGTCGAGCGTATCATCACTGACGCTCGTAAAGTGATTGAGTTCATGGATACTCCTGACTACGCGGACATGGGGCTGACACGTGTTAAGCACGAAATCATCTCCACCAAGCGTGGTGAGCAGGACGGAGCTACGCAAGTTGGCTAGGCTAATCCCTATTCAGCAATAGGTATTGCAAACACCTAGCTGACAAGTGTGGAGCAACGCCGCGTAGGAGTGAGTATCCCCACTAATGCGCGGCGTTGTCTATACAATGTATAACTAAGCGCGAAACCTAGCGCTGAAAGGACATACGATGGAGTTGGACCTAGAGCAAAGGCTCGCTGTAGAGATGTGTGCTGACGCTACTAAGAGACTAGTAGCAGTAACAGGTGAAGCGGGCACTGGCAAGACTACAATCATCAAGCGCGCATGTGACATACTCAAAGAACAAGGTGCTAGCTTCACGATAGCTGCACCTACAGGCAAGGCGGCTAGACGTATACGTGAAGCAACGGGCTACCCTGCACAGACAATCCACAAGCTGCTAGAGTTCAATCGTCCTGACGTTGACGAAGAAACTGGTGAAGCTACCAGCGTCAGTCAGCCTAGCCGCACACGTACGCGTCCACTAGACGAGAAGTTCATCATAGTTGACGAATATGCAATGGTCAGTACAGGACTGCATCGTGATCTTGTTAGTGCTATTCGCACTGGCGGTTGTCTACGCGTGTTTGGCGATGTACGGCAGCTACCCCCTATAGAGAACAACGAGCTAGCTGACCCTACATCACCGTTCCAACGCTGCTTGGAGATGCCTAACACCTTCACGCTCAACAACATCTATCGTCAAGCTGAAGGCAACGGTATCATTGAAGCTGCTCGACGCATAACTCGCGGTCAGTTCTTCACCAGCAACGAAGATGTTAAAGTAATAACACACGACGCAGTGTTACACTCTTTGTATGGTCAACTAGGTGGTGACAAAGCTATTGACTGGTGTGACTTGAACAATCAAATCATCTCACCAGCACGCAAGTCTGACATAGGCACTGTGCGTCTTAACAGCATACTACAAACACGCTTCAATCCTGAGATGCCCGGCAAGACAGAGCTACCTAGGAACAAGTGGGAGGTAAAGAACCGTGTCTTTGTTAGCATCGGAGATAAGGTCGTATGCAACACGAACAGTTACGATCTGCGTGATTACACTGAGCGCTTCACTGAGTATGACGGTAACGGCGTGGGTCTTATCGGCAGCTTCATACCGTGTCCAGACACAAAGCAGATGCTCAACGGCGAAGTCGGACGCATTAACAGCATCGACGAATATGGTGTATTGGAGATCGACTTCGGTGACAGAGTGGTAGAGTTACCTCCACGTATCAATGACTACAACCTACGCAAACGCTTTCACTATCACTACGACCCGCGAAAGGCTATCGAACTTGCATACGCTTTGACAACTCACAAGTGTCAGGGGAGCCAGTATGACAACATCATCTACTGCATGGCTTCATGTGCGTTCTTTAATCTTAGCCGTCCTAACTTCTATACTGGTCTTACTCGTGCTGCTAAACATGCTACTGTAGTAACTGACCAACGCAGCTTCGCTACATCGCTCAAGTCAATGGGTTGGAAGCGGAGGAAGTGACATGACTACATTGCGGCGATGGACATATCAGGTGTTGCTTTGGTGTGGCTTAATTAAACCTGTAGAGTGGCACATGTGGACAGTATCGCAGGACATATCAGGCGCTCGCCTTTATAAAGACGGAGAGCTTTATGATGGCACCATAACTATTAACTTCTGGCTAGGAACACCAACATGAACACTGCAGAACTACGTGAGCGCTTCACACTACAAGCACAGACTGCCGGCTTAGTAGTAGAGTGTGCAATGGGCGGTACTATGCAAGCTACACTTGCCGTTGTAGCTGAAGCTCCCGGTCGCAATGAGATAGCTCAGGGCATACCGTTAGTAGGAGGTGCTGGCAACATACTGTGGAAAGCTATCCGCACATATGTAC